TACAGGCTTCAGCGACGAGGAATTGGCGCGGCTGCTTGGCGATGTCGAGCCGACGGTGCTGGAGCCAGAAGGCGAGCCGCCAGAGGTCGACGAGGCGGGGCCGGTGCATAGCGTGCCGGGAGAGATCTATCAGCTAGGGCCGCATCGGTTGATGTGCGGCGACTCGACGAGCGTGGATGCGGTCGAGCGGTTGATGCAGGGCGAGAAGGCGGATCTTTGCTTTACGTCCCCGCCCTACAATGCTGGCGATAGCGAGCGACTATCAGGCAACACGCACACAACAGACAACAAGTATGGACTGTATCAAGACAACAAGTCCCATGGCGAATACAAAGACCTATTGTGTGAGTTTAGCTCTACATGGCTGATGGTTAGCAAGTGCCTGTGTGTCAACATGCAACAGCTTGCCGGTAACAAGATTGCGTTTGTTGAGTATCTGCACGAAATGAGATCGCATCTTGTTGACGTTGCAATCTGGGATAAAGGTCACGGCGCCCCTCAGATGGCGGCCAACGTTATGGCTAATCGCTTTGAATACCTTATCTTTCTATCGCCACAACCCAATCCGAGCAGGGCGATACCATGCGCCTCTTTTCAAGGCACAGTGCAGAACGTTTATTCTGCGCCACCTCAACGGAACAATGAGTTTGCGAACATTCATGCCGCAACTTTTCCGATTCATCTGCCAACGTGGGCAATCGAAACATTTACATCAGTTGACGCAATCATAAGCGATGCTTTTGGTGGAACGGGGACGACGCTTATCGCCTCGGCGCAAAGCGGACGCAAGGCGCGGCTGATGGAGCTTGATCCGCGATACTGTGACGTCATCCGGCGGCGGTGGACGCGATGGGCCAAGGCCAACAACGTCGAGGCCGGTAGCGGGGCGCTCGATGGGTAGTCCAGGTCGGCCAACCAAGCGCACGCCTGAGACGGTCAAGAAGCTGTGCGATGCGATTCGGCTCGGCGCAAGCTACGGCGATGCGTGCGGCTATGCTGGGATCGACCATGACACATTTACGCGGTGGCGGCAGGATTTCCCGGAATTTGCGGCAGAAGTAAAGGAAGCAGAAGGCAGCGGCCGCGTGCAGCTCATCGCCAAGATCCAGAAGGCGGCGAATGACGGCAACTGGCAAGCGGCAGCGTGGATGCTCGAGCGGCGAGACCCGCAGAATTACGGGCGCACCATGCGGACGCAGGTGACCGGCGCCGACGGCGGCCCGGTGCAGATGGCGGCTCAGGTCGTGGTGGTTCCGGCGCTGGCAAGCTCGTCCGACGAGTGGGCATCGACGCTGGCCATCGAGGCGCCGAGCGATGGCGCCGACTAAGCCCAAAGTCGCGTGGCGGCCGAATCCCGGCCCGCAGACGTGGCTGGTGACCTGCCCGGTCGCCGACATCCTCTGCGGTGGCGCGCGAGGCGGCGGTAAGACCTTCGGGATGCTCGGCTGCTGGCTCCAGCATCAGGCGACCTACGGCAAGGACGCCAAGGGCGTCTGGTTTCGGCGGTCGATTCCTGAGATCGAAGGCGCTCAGGCCGAGATGCTCAAGATTTTTCCGTTGGTCGGGGCGCAGTACCAAGCGCAGGGCCGGACGTGGGTGTTCCCTAGCGGCGCCACGCTCAAGCTGCGGTATCTCGAGAGCGACCAAGACGCCAACCGCTACCAGGGCCACGAGTACACGCTGCTCCTGTACGACGACGTCGGCACGTGGCCCTCGCCGGTCCCGATCGACTTCTTGCGCGGCACCTTGCGCTCGGCCGCCGGCGTGCCGTGCCGGATGATCAGCTCGGCCAATCCGGCAGGCCCCGGTCACGAATGGCTCAAGGCGCGGTATCTCACGCCATCGCGACCGCTGTCGCCGTTCTGGTCGGACGAGGGCGGCAAGCCACCGATTCAGCGCGTCTACATCCCGTCGACCATCAAGGACAACCCCTACCTCGCACCGGACACCGAGGCGGGAAAGCAGTACCTGACGCAGCTCCACCATGCAGGCCCGGCGCATATCGTCGCGGCATGGATCGACGGCGACTGGGACCTCGAGCCCGGTGGCGCCATGCTCGAGCCGGCGTGGCTCGATAACACCTTCGATGTGCTGCCCGAGCGTGGCAAAGGTCGGCTGGTCATCAGCATCGACCCGGCGGAGGACGTTGGCGCAACCAACGACGAGACCGGCATCGTCGTCGGCCTGCATCACGGCCATTTCGTCTACCTGCTGCACGCCGAGGCGGTCAAGCTGCTGTTGGCGCCGCTCGAGGAACGGATCGAGCAGCTCTGTCGCGAGCATCAGCCCGATCTGATCCTCGTCGAAAAGAAGTCGGTGGGCGGCCCGCTTGTGCAGAACCTGCGACGTCGACCAGGTTGGCGGTGGGCGACGCAGGCCCTCGACCCCGGCCGCAGCTCGAAGGCCGAGCGCATGTGGGCACAGGCGCCGTGGTTCCAAGGCGGTCGCGTACTGGTGCCCAAGTCGGCGCCGTGGCTCTACGACTACCGCCGCGAGCTGCTGCGCTTCACTGGCAATCGCAAGCTCAACGAGCGCGACAACCGCGTCGACGCGACCTCGCAGCTCTTGCGCTACTTCGGCAGCGGTCACGCGGCGCTTGCGCTCCTTTCGGCATAGCGGCAGGATTGGCCACCATGGCACGCAAGAAGATCGCCGATCAGACCTCCCGCCGCATGTCCGACGACGCCGCCCGACAGGACGCCGCCGCCGAGCGTCGCCGAGCGCGCATGGAGGACGCCCGCCGACAGGCCGAGCGCACGATGGCCCGCGCCGACGGCTGGTCGTCGCTCTACACCGGCGCCGGCCTTCCCGGTCGCGACAAGACCGAATCGTTTGAGTTCAAGGCGCGCGCTCGAATCGAGTGGAACCAGCTCCAGAACCTCTACCGACAGAACTGGATCGCAAAGCGGCTGGTCGACGACGTCGTCGGCGATGCCACCCGCAGCGGTTTCGAGATCGACTTCGAGGCCACCGACGGCGGCGCTCCGACGGACGACCTCAAGTCGATGGTCAAGCAGGAGTGGCAGCGGCTGCACGCGATCCAGCAGTGCGCCGACGGCCTCCGGTGGGCGATGGTCTTTCGCGGCGCGGTCGGCCTGCTGCTCACCGACGACGTTCCGGCCGGCCTGTCGCAGCCGATGCAGTCGGGCATGGAAGCCTACACGACGCTCGCGACGCCGCTGCCCGAGGGCGACTTCGGCGCGGTCAAGCAGATCGTGATCGTCGATGCACGCTACGCGCTGCCAGACATCTCGCTGTACGACGACGACGTCGACAGCATCAACTTTGGCCTCCCGGTGTACTACCAGGTCACGCCCTACGGCCAGTCGACCAACACGGTGAGCTATCGCGTCCACTGGTCGCGCCTGCTCCGCTTCAACGGCGTCCCCACCGACATGCTGACTCGCGTGGCCAACCTGACGTGGGGCGATTCGGTCTACGAGGCGTGCTTTGACGCGCTGCGTCGTTACGGGATGGCCTTCGACGGCGTGGCCGTCACGGTCTCCGAGTTCGCGCAAGGCGTGCTCAAGATGAAGGATCTTTCGCTCAACCTCGCGAGCGATCAGGTCTCGTCGGTCATCACACGGACGCAGGCCTTCAAGATGGGCCTCGGCGCGTTCGGCTTGGCGCTCATCGATGCCGACGCCGAGGAATACCAGCGGCTCGGCCAGCCCGTCGGCGGCCTCGATAGCCTGCTCGAGAAGTTCAAGATCGAGATCGCCGGCGCATCGCGGATCCCGCAGTCGCGCTTGTGGGGTAATCAATCAGGCCGCCTCGCTGGAGCTCAAGAGGACCACCGCCTGTGGGCCGAGTACGTCCACGGCTGGCAGGTGCAGTCGGTCATCCCGCAGCTGACACGGTTGACCACTCTCATCTTCGCGTCGAAGGACGGCCCGACCAAGGGCGAGCTGCCGCCCCGGTGGGTGATTCGCGCCAACCCGATCGATCCGCCCGACCTCGACAAGGAGATCGAGCGGCGCGAACGGCAAGCCAAGGTCGACCAGGCCTACTATCAGATGGACGCGCTCGAGCCGGTGGAGATTCGCCAGTCGCGCTTCGGCGGTGTCTCCTACAGCTACGAAACGACTCTTGATCAAGCGATCAGCGAGCAGAAGGCCGAGGCCCAGACGGCCGCCGCAGCGCCAGAGCCCGGCCTGCCCGAGGAGTGACCATGGCCACCAAAAAGAGCACCAAGCCAAAGGCCGCCGCCGTCGAGACTCCCGTCGAGGAGCTCGAGGCGCCGGTCGTCGTCGTCACCGTCGACCCGGTCGAGGAAGCGGCGCCGGTTGTCGAGCTGGCCCCAGCCGAGCCGGAGATCTTCGTGCTGCTCGAGCTGCACGAGCGCGAGGACGGCTGGTGGGGCGCTCGCGTCACCTATCCCGGCGGCGATGAACTGTCGTTCCATGCTCCGCGCCGGCCCGGCGTCGAGGGTGCAGCGTACCGCGCGATCCAGCAGCGTGCGCCCGAGCTGCCGCTGGTGATCAAGGTCGTGTGAGACCGCTTCGCCCGCTCGCTAAAGGCAAAGACCTGCGACCAGTTCGCGGCGGTGTTCGCGACGATCCGCTCGCACAGAATCGCGCGCGCCTCGCCGAGCTCGCCAAGCAGCCGCCGATCAAGACGCCGCCGCTGCCGTTCCCGCACGCTGTCGAGGCCAGCTATCGGCGCAAGCTCCAGCGCATCGCGGCCGATGCCTTTTGGCTGGTGCGACCGCTCATCGACGAGCTCTGGCTATGGCAAGCACTGGCCGACGCCGAGCAGGCCCGCGCCGACGCCGACGAGCCACCCGAGGAGGAACTGCGACCACCGGAGCCCGAGGCCGCCGTGCGGATTGCCCAACGTGGCGCCGAGCGGCAAGCGGCCCGACGAGCAGCCGAGCAGAATCGACCGCACACCCCGGCCGAGCGCGCGCAGCTCACGTTGCCCACCATCGTGCAACAGACCCTTGTCGCCACCCAACGGCGGCTTGACCTGTTCGCCGACGGCCTGCCGCCCGGCCTGCCCGACGTCATCGCCCGCGACATCGAACGCCATGCCGTGCGCGCGAACCTGCGAGTATTTCAGACGCTGGGCGTCAATCCGATCGAGCCCGGCTCGCCGCTCGAGGTCGCCCGCGATCGCTGGGTGCGCGTCAATGCCGAGCTGATCACGTCGCAGCCACAGGAGATCTCCGAGCGTATCGGGGTGATCGTGCGCGAGATGGTGCCGGCCGGCGCTCGTTGGGAGACTATCGCCCGCCGCCTCGAGCAAGAGGAAGGCATCGCCCAACGACGGGCGGCCCTCATCGCCCGCGACCAGGTCGGCAAGTACAACAGCGATTGCAACCGCACGCAGCAGCAGGCCGCCGGCTTCAACCACTACGAGTGGATCGGCGTCATGGACAACCGCGAGCGGCCGACCCACGTCGCGCTTCAACACTCGGTCTGGTCGTGGGACAGCC